GACATTGCAATAGTGTCTGCTATCGCACGTATCTTTTGATTTAGTCTCCAATAGTGATTATTCTTATCACGATTATAAACTGATATGTAATTTTTAGACAACACTGCAACTAACGTTCCGGCGATATTTGAAACTATTTTTCTTCCAAAGTCAGATTCAATATCATTAGTATATACTTCTGTTAATGTATATGCTGGATTAAATTCCCAAGTTTCCCACCGACCGTCTGTATTGTCGATCCATAATTTACAACTATATGATAACTTACCAGTTTTTGAATTAACATGTGGTAATTCGTTAAACAAGTAATTATTATGATCTATTGACGGTAATTTTCTATTTTTCAAAATTCTAACTGTTGCATGATTTAACACAACCGTGTTAGTGTCTACAACAATTTCAAACGTAGTACTAGTAATATTAATTGGGATATAAAATCCGTCAATTACTAAAGTGTCAGTAATACTAATAATTGTACCTGCTACTAATGTTACTGCCTTTGCAAGATTAAACACATATCCGTTTTCTGATATGTCTATATTGCGAACAATAAATCCTGATTCAACATATTGGTATACTGCCCACTCAGTTTCATTTACGGTAGAACATAAGATATAATCATTTAGTGAATAATCAGCAACGTTAAGTGCTAGTATATCTTTTATTGTTTTTACACTAGTTTTAACTTCGTCTGTTCTTGCATACACTGCATTAGATGCAACATATTTTGCTTTTGGCCAAAACTCTGATTTATATCCAATTGGTTTTACATACAAGTCAGACGGTAATTGGCGTATTACTAAACTACTTAGATTAAAACCAATAGAATCAACTAATTCAATTGGTTGCGGATTTGTTTTAAATAACGATTCATCTAGTACAAATTCAATGTTTTCAAATGCAGCACTTGCACCATACTGCCCCGAGCGCAATGCCCATTCTTCATAAAATTGTAAACTTTCTTGTCCATCGTGACTTAATACATCAAACAGTTTATTCAAAACATTTTGAGTACCTTTTTCAATAATCATCCCTTGATAAAACTTAAACTCACTAACATCATCTTGAATAATGTTTTCAAGATATTGCCGTTTTTGATAGCCAGTTAAATGCTGTGCCATCGTTTGCTGCGTCTTATCAAAGTTTTCACTTTCTAAACTATAAAAATCAGTAAACTGAGATGCTTTATAATTCCAATTTGGCATTAATCTTGATATAGGTTTTTTACTTAGTTTAATCCAAGTTTTATTATTAAAGTCAGCCTCGCCTTGCGTTGAAATTGTTGCACTATAATAATATGTTTTATAATGGACTACATCACCAACTGCATATGATTGCCACGGCACCCATTCTGTAGTAGCTGCTTGATCAACAATAAACCCCGGAACATTAAGCGATCCATTCCAGTTAGTACTAACATACCCAGATACTTTAAGTTTGTCTTGTTTATAGCCGCTTGTTGGATTATAAATTGTATCATTAAACATTGTTGAATTATTAATAACTATTATATGTTCTTTTTGAACTAAGTAAAAACTTGCACAATACACACCAATGTTATTTCTTGGTGTATACGATATTGAGTTGTCTGTTCTATATAATTGTAAAAATGGTGTTTTAATCTCATTACCAGATTCGTCTAAAATTTCAATAATATTATTTTTATTTGTAACATCATCAATTACAGTAAGTACTGATTTAAATGTTAACAAAGTAGCAGCAGGACTTAACGATAAAACTGCAGAACCTACATTATCAAGACCGTTTAACAAATAAAAATCTGCAAAATTAAAGACTTCCGAATCAACCGGCCGTAACGCTTTGTAGTAGCTGCCGTTATATCTTATAATATCACCGTACACAATTGGAGTAGACGGAATCCAATCTTTCCACACTTCTTGCATTGACGCCCAGTTATGTGTACTCCAGAATAAAAACTCTTTTGCACTAGTTTCCCAGTTTGACACTGCGCCTAACGCTTGATTATATTCGTTAAATTCAAACCCTTGTTCTGTTAACCATCTGCCATGTCCAATTAAAAAATCCACAACTTCTTGAATTGATGAAAGTTTACTTGAATACGGCAATATCGCTACTGTAGTACCCCACTTCTGTTTAAACTCTGCAGAAATGCCACCGACAATAGGCAACGCTGGCAATAATGCAAATTGTGCCTGATCAAACGTAAGAGTTGAAGTATGTGAAGATACTGTTCTATAATATCTAGAATTATACGATACTATTTTTCCTGCAACATAGTTCTGTTGCACTGACCACTCGGAGTAAGATTCTGATATTCCGCCAATTGTAAGTGATCGACCTGAACCGATTGGTTGGTAATATTTAAAATACGGCTGTACTTTACTATATCCTTTGATTTCAAATCCGCCTTGAATTTTAGTAATAATCACACCACTGTATGTCATTACTGTTATCGGTGACGATGTGCTTAATACAAGTTTATAATCTTCTTGAGGTATAAAAATACTACCAGATTCTGTTGGAGATTTTGAATCTAACAATAAATTAAATTTCTCTTTGCTTGTAAACGCACCTACACGATGACAAATTTGGGCAGTTAATAACTGTAAATTTGTCGTATATTGATTATAAAATTTTAATGTTTCGCAATTTAGATAATCAACTAGATAGTTTACTAATCCTGCAGTTTGCACACGCGCAGCACTTAGATATATACTAGGGAGTTTCATATCAGATACTTTAATTCGTACTCCGGTGTCTGAATAAACAAGCTGTCCGGCAACATTTCGTATAATACGAGACCTGTCAAACAATACACCAATTGTTTTAGCAGGTGCTAACAAAATTGCTGCCTTAATAACACTAAACGGGTAATGTGAATGACGTTTCCATGCTGCTTCAATAGGCGATACATCACCAAAGGAAAAATCACCTTGTTCTGATTGAGATATAACACCAGATGTAAAGTTAGTATAAATTGGACTAACTAAGTTTCCATTAGAATCAACCGGAATATGTTTTAATAAATTAGGTCTAGCATACTTTGATAATGTGATTGCAGCTTTACCTGGTTCTTTTACAAAACCGTTGCTTAAATCGTGCCATAATACTAAATTATCTTTTGTATACGGCGCTGGACCATATACGCTAACCCACCATGTTGGCTCTACGCTAAACCCTAAAATTTCCCATGGACAAATGTGAGGACGGTCTGTACCTAACATCCATTGATATATACCTCTCCAATATCTTGGACTAATCTGCCCATCGGGTGTATAATGATTTTTATACGCAAATGTAAACGAATTAGTTGCATCGTATGTTAATGCAGTTGAAAAATCAATTCCAATAACAGACGACCATTGATAAAAATCTGGCATTATTACTGAATTAAATTCAGCCAAACTATAATCTTGTTTTTGATAGTAACTAGGAATAAAATCATGAATATTAAAAATAGACGCATTGTACTCTATTTTTATATTATTATAAATCCGTTTTTCTACCTCTAATATTAGATCATCTCTATAATCACCATATGCTAATAGTAAACTACCATCATGTCCTTGAATCATCATTCTTGGTATAACTAATGAGGTATCATTATATATCTTAGGTTCATATTTAGGCCACATACCTAGTTTAGTAGGTGTTGCCGGAACTAAACATCCATCAGTTGTATCATACTCTATTATTGTTATAGTATCACCAATAGTAAGAATAGCAGATATTTCTACAAATCCTTGACTACTAAATGTATAATCTTTACTATGTAGTAACTGAATATCGTTAACATATACACCAACTGCTTTATTAGATAAGTGGTCTAACGTAAATACTTTAGATAACGAATACACATTAATTTCAGAATCATACACTGTAAAATTCGTAGTAATTGCTGCGCCATACGGAATCATATCACTAAAATAGTACGGAGCAGTTGATGGTGTATCTTTATTAATTTCCAACAGTATTGCATCAACATGCGATCTAGTGTCAGTGTCAATGCCTAATCGTTCTGCAATAACCATAAATGATCTTTTAAATTTAGCATAATCATTACGAGCTAATTCAATTGCACGAATCAAACTGTTGTCAGTTGATGTTATATGATACAACGACAAACTAACAGGTCCGCTATGTTGTACAAACTTTGTGCCATATGCTGATACTGTACCTAAATCACGTAAATTGCTACGACCTGGATACGTGCCAATAAACGGCAATCTTGTACGAATATTATCTACAATACTGTCAACATGATCAATAACCTCTCCTAATGTAAACTCTGTTAGTACATTATTCAATGGATTATTTTGTAAATTAATAGGTATAGCATAATACCCGTTTTTATTAATAGTATAATCAGAATATACTTCAATTACAAGAGTATCAGTTAACTTAAGATTAGTTTTAAATATTATTTGATTATACGGGAGTTCGTCTTTGTTTTCGTCATACAAGTTTAAGATCCAGTTATTATCCAGATCATTTATCGTATTAGGGGTTTGTTTTGGAACATAATTACCGTTAACATATACTCTGATATCAGTTAATATCGGTAACGAGTACGACGGTATGTTTATGTCAACTAACGATTTAGTATTAAACACTTTATTAAACATGCTAATGTTAAAATTATTAACGTTATTAGAATTTCTATATACCTGCACTGCTGCTTGCAGATTATCAATACTAGATGTTATCCATCCATTTTCGTAAGATATGTTGCCATTAGGTTGCGATATAACTACAAATCCAGTATCGATTGTTTTTGAAATAGTGTTCCCTGATAGATCATAGTAAAATAAATCAGACAGTAACGGAAAGTTAAAAACAATATCCCCAATATTATTAATATTTTTATACGATATCGGAAAACCTAACTTAGCATCGTTAGTGCCACTACTGCTAATTTTATAAGAAAAAATTGGAGTACCGATAAATGTTGAACCAGTATATACAGATTTGTCACCAAAACTTATATAGTTGTTATCAACAACATCAAACAATGGTGGCTGATTTATAGCTAGTTTTTGCTGACACGATTTCCATGTAGTACCATTATACCAATACAGCAATCCCTGGGATGTAATTCCATTCTGTACTAATACTACTTGATTAAGTTCTGGTGTAGATTCTAGCACTAATCGTAGTTGTCTGCTATTTAACAAGCTGGTAATATTTTTAATTAACCCATATTCAGGAGGAGTATCTTCTAAAACAACTGTATACTCTATAGATGTGTTATTAATAATCTTAGTTACTACTGCATTTCCAGTAGTGCTGCTACTTAATTTACCACCAGCTGGTGTTGCAGTAATTACTGATCCAACTATTAACCCACTAGTAGAATTCATATTAGTAATAGTTGCTCGCCACCCTGTACTGTCTTTTTCAACTACTGAAATCGTGCCAACGCTACTAACAGTTGTTGAACTAGTAGTGTGCCTAACATTAATAAACTCAGCACGATAGATGTTATTTGCAACAAATACATCAGTATCGGCAGTAAAAATAACACGCTGTCCGTGTGTTATTGGTACACTATCAATTCTATAACCTAACGATCCCTCAACAGTTGAAAATACATCAGTAGTAACATGATCAATCAACGAAATATCATCAATTGCAGTTATTCCACAATTAAATAATTTTAAATTTTTCTTAAACTCAATAATCGGTCTAGCTGCTCGCATTGACTGATCATACGTAGGATAAATTTTATTAAATCCTGCACTTGTTTCAATAATATCTTTATGAAACCATCTGTTATTTCTACTCCAACAATTTTTATCCTGACTGCCACGGTTTATTGTTATGTAGTCAGGCGTTCCAGAAAAAGATATCGCATCACTAAATGGTGTTGAATCAAATAATGGAATATCAAATAACATCTCTTTTTGGGTAGTATATTGAGTAACAACTTCTAATTGTGCTTCGTTAATTAATTGTATCGAGTTACCTACTCCTTCTACGTAATATCTTCCAGATTTATAAGACTCTGGAATAACATTACCAACAAAACGAACTTTCATGCCGTTACTTAGGGTAGTTCCGTTATCTAAAATAGATTTGTTAAAAGTAAAATCACGTTTTCCTAATATTGTTGACTCAACATCAATTGTGCCGCTAGTTAACGGATCTGCAATACGGAACACTCCGCCTGCATTAGCATTGTTTTCATTTACATAATACAATGTAGTAAGACCGTCTACCGGCACAGTAAATGTAATTACACCAGTTTCAATAGTATTATTTGTAAGACCAATGTTTGTGTATCGTTCTAACGGTCCTTCAACTCGCGATGTTTTAATACTGAATGGATTTCCTACACTGTTAATATTGAAACGGTAAGTACACCCTTTGTACAATGTAATAACTGGATTATTTGTCATCCCATCTGGTGTAAAGATATAAGAATTATCGTTAAGATCTACAGTAAATGCACTACTAATAGACTCTACTTGTATTTCTGAACTAATTGTAATAATATCCGGACCATTTGGTAACCAATAATAATTTTGAAAATTAACAAACTTGTCCCAATCAATATGCGGATTCCAACTATAAAATTCCTGTTTGTTTAATCGCGGGTGATTAGTAACGTCTGCACCAAACACTTTTAGTTGATTTATATAATCTTGATAATCTCTCAAAAAAGTAGTATTATCAAGATCGTCGGTAATTAAGAATCCAGGCTCTAATTGATAATCTTGACGTATTTTTGAAGGAGCTTTTACAAATACATCAGACGACGACGTTGCTTTTGAATTTACTCTACCTATATAACCACTAACCTTATTAACAGCACCTGGTTGAGCAAGCTGAGTCATAGTTGCTTGCAAAAACTTTTTGTTAGAATCAGTTCTGTAAAAGGTAGGTAAAAACCCTGCAACATTTGCACTGTTGCTGTCGTCAACTGCAGTTGTTCTAGGTAATAAATTTTGTGTGTTGCTATCTGCCATTAGATACTCCTATATGATGAGCTAGAAACTTGTTGTTGATTAAATGTAGTATTGTTTAAAGTTAAATTTGACGATTTAATATTATTTGAAGTCATTCCTGTTATAATTTCAATTTCGTTAACTGTAGCACAACTAATTAAAATTTGGTTACTTAACGATTTAATTTCAAATAATCCGCCAAAATTAAGATCAGCATGCTTTGGAACAATTACAAAATTTGAAATAAACGGTGTTGATTGATTTAATACGTAAGTCGATAACTCTGAAAAGAAAAATGTATCTCCAAAATCCCAATTTTCTAAAGCAAAAAATGTGTTAATTGAAGTAATCACCTTTGACTTAATGTCATTATTTGAAATAACTTGTCCAGGAGATTTTGTAACTTTAAATATAGCCTGGACTTCATCAGCTGCTGCCTCTCCAAATAATAATTTGTAACTAACCGGGTGGTATACTACTTCATCTGATATCGATTTAATTAAATTTAAAGACGGTGATACGGTAGTATATAATTCATCTGAACTTGGAGGTAACGGTCTTGTTGTTATTGCACCATTTACCCACTGTCTAAATTCTATATCATAACCTTTTGTTAAAATATACACATCTATAATGTTACTCACACTTGGATCTATTCTTGAATTAGCACCTGCATTATGAGTATATTGAAATTTTATGTTGTCTCGACCGTTATATACTTTATAATCTAACGTAGGTATACCAGTGTTAGATGTTGTGCCTTTCATTACAACCATGTCAGATGTGACATAGTAATATTTGCCAACTTGAAACGACGACGGCATGAACTGAACAATTTCAACTTTATTGTCAGCATTACTTACATACCGATAATCTTCTTGGCCATCGGCTATTAAATAGCGTTCTTGAACAATGTATTGCGTATCTGCTACAAAATTGTCAAATAATGTTGGATTATCTACTACACCGTTATCGTCAGTATCTGCAAACGTAATAACGATTTTCTTATTATCAATATAACCATCTAAACCGTGAAATTCATTAATAATATCCCATTTAGAATCGTTAATCATTGGCGATGCATAATTAGGTAGTGTGTTAATACCTAAAATATTAATTTTGTCTCTTACTAACGAACTAGACACACTATTAAATATTTTTTCACTACTGTCAAAATAAAACCGTAGTTGCTGATTACTTTCAAAAATGTATCGTAATTCTCTAGTTGTAATTGTATAAAATTCATTATCACTAACAAATGACATCATCCAACTAGCATCTTCATGCTTATTAGATACATCACCTTGCGAATTTAAATTAAACTGAGATGATGTGTTTAAATTTGCCTCAAAAACAACTTGCCATGTTTGTGTTATGGCATTATACGACAATCCAAACGATTTATTTTCAAAAATTAAATCAGTCATTGTTGTTACAACAGTTGACTCAAGCGAAGTTCTCCATCTAGGTATAACTTGAACAATTAATGCTGCCGGAATACTAACATTTATTTGTATTTCAGTTGCAGCAACTCCTACAATAGAAGCCCATATGTATTCATGAAAATAGTCATATGTTTTAAATAATAACAATGTACCAACTGTCATAAATGATAATTCTGTGTTAGTAACGTTAATTGTATTTTTAGTTGTAGATACAGGTGTAAGCCACTGAATTGACCACGATAATGTTGTAGCATCTGCATAATTAGCATAATAGAAATTTTGCAATCCGTCTGTTTTAAGAAGAGGTTTTACTGTATTAATAATAATGCCTTGAATATCAGATTTAGTTAAGTACGAAACCTTTTTAGTTGATTCGATTAACTCTTTGTATATAACGCCGTCATCAGCAAATAAATTTGTAGAACTAAACTTGCCAGTTGGGTCAACTAAATCAAAATATCGACTAATACCGCTAGATGCTCTGTTAACAGCTTTAACTTTTAATACTTGTTGACTTGCACTCAATGGGCAAATATTATAATCTTCACCAGTTATCATTCTGTTTTGTGTATAAAACGTTGCAGGTGCATTAGACTTAATACTTAGATTAGTTTCCGATGCTTCTGCTGTGTTAACAGAAGTAGATAACGATAATGTAAGTGTTAATGTTTCCGGATTGCCTGTATTAGAAGTATACGGGATTGCTAACGTAACATTTCTAATATCACGAGGATGTACTGTATACGAAATACCATTTGATGTTCTATAATATACACGAAAATCGCCTAATGGCTTATTTCCAAATGTACCGTCACTAAATGTTAAACTAACTGCATCATTAGCGCGAGTTGTAACACCAAATATGTTTTTAATGTCTTTGTTAACGCTATTGTAAATTATGTTGTTACCTTCTAAACTAGATACCTTAGTCCATAATTCTGATTCAGTACCAGTTTGATTTAATTTATACAACCAGATGTCTGAATCGTTAATCCCGGTTGTACCAACATCAACAATCTCATTGCTTCTAGGTTGAGTGATAGAAAATTTACTCCACGCAAGTGTGCCTTGGGTAAAATTAAAAAAGAATCCCGAACCTGAACTTCCGTATCCTCGACCGTCATTTCTAAAAATATAAGATAATTTATTTCCAATTTTTGGAACTTCTTCGTATATGTAATCTTGACCAGAGAATGCTGTACTAGTTACTTCAAAGGTCATTGATCGCCCGGCAACTGTTTTACTAAACGAATACACTGGTAATCCAGCTGATGATGTTTGTAATACATATTGCTCAGTTGGAATACTATAAATTGACGCTTTATCTTTTGGATTACCAAATTGTTGCGAGGTATTCATTGCAGAATTCATAATCCTAATAAACTGATCATACCAACTAGCATTTGACGAATCATTCCAGGTAACTGGTTGGCCTGACAAATTTCTGTTGTTACTGTCAAGTATGTTTTGTGTTGTTTGGACTGATGTAACTTTTAACAATCCTTTTGCAGGTATGTTACGTTTTGCATTATAACTTACTAATCTCGATAATCTTAATACACTCTCACGACGTTCTGCTAATTCTAAAAAGTTTTCACGCGCATTTAAATCAACACGAAACGCTACACTTTGTCCTAAGAATGCAATCACATCAAGCAATGCTAAGTATTCCGAACTCTCAATATAATCATTGAAATCTTCTGGATAATTTTGGCGAATATAATCAACCATTGTACGCCGTAAATTTTCAAAATCATAACTTTGAAAGTCTGCGTTTCTAAAAGATTGGTATATTTTTTTCCAATCTTCAGCTACTAATAATCTGTTTTGTCTGTCAGTTGCACTCATGATGTTGTCCTAATAAAGGTATTTATTGAAAAAATTAACCACACAGTTTATTAAGTTACTAGCCCGTTAGCTTGATCAAACCGTAGTTGAATTTGTTCTGTAATCTTGTACGGAGTGTATGTTAACGCAAATATAATTTCAATTCCGCTGTCATATGCACTTATACTCACATCAGCAACTGCAACACGCGGGTCATAGTTAACAATGCTGTTTACATCTTGGATAATTAATGCCTTAATTGGTTCAGTCATCGGTTCAAATAATAGATCCCAAATGATTGTTCCAAATCTTGGCTGCATTAATCGTTCTCCTTGCCTAATATGGAAGTGATTTATAATGTCTTGCTTAATTAAATCAAAATCATACAAGCTAAAATGTTCAGTGTTACCGCTTACTGTACTAAATCCTTTATAAGTTTTAGGTGAAATTAACTCAGGTTTCTTTGCAACTGCAGGTAACTTAATCCGTGTATATAGATCTGTCATTTTTTATCCGGTCCTTTAACTTTATCAAATGTATCTGTTACTGTTGTATATTTCTTAAACATAGGAGGCTCTTTTGCTGCCTCTGCTTTATTAACTGCTTTTGTTTTGTCTGGTTTACTTGAAACAGGATCTAAGTTTTCGTGTCCTGCCCATGGTTCTTTAGTTGGAATTCTAACAGGTATTTTTGCTGCTCCAGCTTTTCCTGAGTTTAAATGGACTTGTCCGCCGTCTATACTAGTGTTTGCTGCTTTGACTTCAAAGTTTGCTGCAGGTGTTATTCGTGTTGCACCTTTTGATACCATGTTAATTTCGTTACCTGCTTGAAAATTAATATCTCGATCAGCTACAAAATTAAAATCGTTCTTAGTATGAATACTAATACTGTCTTCGGCATAAATGTCAATCTTTCCGTTGCTTGTTAATTCTATCCAAGTTTTTCCGTTACCATGAGAAATATAAACTAAATCCTCGCTGTTGTGTAACAAAATTTGATGCCCTGTTCTAGTTCTAATACGTGTTAACTCATTATGAGGTATGTTAACATCTCCGCCCTTTTGACCTTGTTCAGGAGATACGTATTCTGGTCCTGCTTCTGCTGCTGGTTTCTTACGAAGAAATTTATCATCGCCGTCGTCCATTACGAACGTAGAACCACCTCGTCTGCTTACATACCCTTTATGTGCGTGTTCTTTTTTACCAATATCACCCTTAGGACCGTTCTTGTCTAACGGCCCCGGTGTTGAAATTCCAAATACCGAGCTTGGTGCTTCACGACGTGCGCTACTTGAAGTAATACCTCGAGTGTCGTCCATATCTAAGCCACTAGCCTGTAATACTGCAGCAAACGGATGTAATGGTTTTTTAATTTTTGACGGATCACTAGTAGTCTGATTAGCTGCTTTGTTATATTCAGCAACTGGCAATCTTTTGCCGCCTTCTGAATTCTTAGTAGCTGCTAATCCCGGAACCATAAAATTCATAGCTTCGTCGGGAACACAACCAATCCAGTATCCACGTTTTGGATCACCATCAATAAAAATAATAATAACAGTAGTTCCGGCATCGGGTGGAACCATCCACATACCATAACTTTTTTGAGTGTTACTAAAGTTATTAGGATCTGCTTTTGTATGTTCAACACCAGTTACTCCGTAAAACGGACTCATGTATTTCACTTGATGTAACTGACCTTCGGATGATGTGTTACCTACTGGTCTTAGAATCTCAACTTCTAACCCGCCCATGTAACCCGGATCTAAGTGTCCTACTACTTTAGCTAAGAACGGACCGGGGGTAGGTGTTGGGTTAGATTTTTGTGACTGATCTATATTTTTGTTCATGTTATTCCGTGTTAAAAAATGCTTTTAATTGCTTTGCCAATACTTTCTAAACCGTCTTTTGTAAGATTATCCATATTAAATGACCCACCTTTTGATTCGTCTTTTGCTGACTCTTGACCCGGTGCACGTTGACATTTTAACCGTTGTTCAAATTTTCCACCTTTAAATGTACTAGTTACTTGCCGAGCTATAAACAACCCGCTATATTGCATCAACGGTGAAGATGGCATATCTCCAGTAAACTGATACATTCCGGTTTCTTGACTAAAGTCTATAGGAGTTCTAAAATTAACAACAATATGCACTTCGCCCATTTGATAGTTAATAGTACCGTCGGCGTTTAAATTTGAATACTGTGTAGGTTTTGATGTATAATTGCCAAAACCACTGTGATGTAAAAACGCAGGATCACCAACAATTACTAAATCTAAATTAATCATGTCATTACCACGAGTTAATGCATCATGATACAACCTAGCTGCTCGTGTTCCTGCAGTTTCTGTACCACCGCCACCTAATCTGTCTGTACTTAAAAATGTTGCAGTGTACGAATTCTGTCCAACGTTTGTACCTTTTTCTGGTTCACTACCGGTTACTGCAACTGTATTCACAGCTTTATCATTTACTTCTGATCCTTGTGCTGCTGATGTTTTAACATCCATTGATTGCTTACACCAATCAGCCGCCATTAACCCTGAAAAACTATTCTCAATTTTTATATCAAAACTTATCACATCGGTGTTTAATCCAGTATACAAATAGTTGTATTCTTTTATTGCATTCTTAAACATATTTTCAAAACCTGGAGACTTTTCATTAAGCGCAACAATTCCCGAACTTGCATGAGTATTATAAGGTATTACACGGTACACAATTATTTTTGGTTTTGTACCTGTTGACTTGTAATTTGCATCAGTTGAAACATTGTATACTTGAATATCAATTGACCACCATTTTTTATATCCTGATGCTGAAATAGCATCAGGGTCTAGTGTCTCTGTTGGGAAGTTACTTTGTAAAATTACTTGATTAATTGCATTAGGTATGTCAGTATCTTGCCTAAATTTAAACTCACATTCAGCAGGATTTGGTGTATTGTTTGCTCTTACTTGTACAACGTGTCCGTCAACTTCTGTATGATTATCAGTTTCTTTACCATACGGTGCATCTGCAGTTTTGGCTGCACCAAACCCTAATGATGATTTTCCAATAACATTACAATCTTCAGCTTTTTGTACATGGTATTTGAGATTGTTTACTGTTACTTCGTCTACACCTATTTTTTTATATACAGTGCTTTCGCTATCACTACCACTAGTTGCACTGTCTGAACTTTCAGCTCCGCTGTCGCCTTTATCTGAATGTATGGTTTTAGGAAATAAAATTATAATTTCATCAGGAACATCAACAATTTTATCTTCTTTAAGTTGCCGTAACTTTGCATTCCACACAGCTTGTAAACTCTTTTCACCTGTTTGTAATACTTCCTGAACAGTAGTACCTTTAACAGATACGTCTGTTGTTAATTTTGCATTTTTGTCACTTAACCCTTGTGCATTCCATACAATTGCTTTAACAAAGTATAAAGCACCATCTTGATTTACTGTCATACTTACGTTTGAAAACTTAAACGGAATGTATCTAGTACTCTCTGGTATTGGTAACATCATGCCCATTTCGTCATTACCGCGAAACTCAATCGTTAATAAAAATGGTGCAGCGTTCCAGTTTTGATGATCTGATTCCCATGCTGCTTGTTGACAAGACATTGTAAACAATCCCATGCTATACGGTTCTTTTACTGAGAACGTTAAGTTTGTAGATGACACATTGTTGCCAGTTTGAAACCCTATCATACCTTCAATAGTAACCTCGTCTACAAAGAAATCAAATTTACCATAATCAGTTCTAACACGGTTATTTGGTTCTGCGTTTGCTGACTTACATATAATTTGCGGAGCTTTTCCATATCGATCACCTGGTTGTAACGTCTTCCATTTAAAATATGAGTTATCCGGGTCTTCAACATCTTTATCATGTAATGCACTAATTGTAAAAACACAATCATATGTTGCATAGTCATGCAACACGTTTTGCAATGGTAGTTTAATTGGCGCAATTGCATCAAAATCTAAACCAATGTCTGCTGCAAACTCTGATACACTCGTAGTAACAGTTTTAGCTGCATCGGATAACATTGTTGTTGCTGAATCTATAAATGACATTTTATGTACCTAATGATGTTCTTAATTTACTATATTGTGGGATATAAATCTGTACTCCTGGTACAAAATCATATATTGGATCTTGTATTACATTGAGATTACGTTGGGTAAATACCCACCATAATGCTGCATCGCCATACAAATCAAATGCTAATAAGTCCGGACGATTTGTATATTGCGGTTCAATAGTATACAAATAATCGGATATTTCTGCTGCTACTGGTCGTATTTTTAATATACCTAAGTATCCGTTTGATATTGTAGTGTTAGCCCATGGGCTATGTTTACCATATGTTGCTGTCATTAAATATACCCAAAGCTATTGTTAAGGTAGCCGCCGGCTACAAAATTATCTAAACTAAACTTACGCGCACTTGTTCTGCTGTAAGTTGGTATTAATTGTATTGTAAATGAACTTCTTGTTGGAACATGTGCAATGTCGCCGTCCATAGAAAAACCAACACCTAGTGAGTTCATCATTTGTGCTGCTTGTCCAATGCCGTCTGTAATATCAGTAATTTGATCAGTAATCTTAGTTGCGCCAAATGCACTGCC